TTCGCTTTTTAGAGCCGATACTAGATCTTTAGTACTTACTTCAACATTAACATCAGCCCTGCCATTAATTTGCATACTTAATTATATTATAGTTCCTTAAACCCAATTTACCACTGAGGTATTAAATATTATAAATGGCCTTAATTAAATTAACTGATATTTCTGTTAATGCTTTAGATAACTCTGCTCTAAAAGAAGGGTATCTTTATAAAGACCTACTTTTGGATTTAGAGAACTCCGTTTACTACAACCAGCAAATTAATAAAAAAACTATTCTTAGAGATGTACAAGGATCTTATGACGTGGAAGCAGTTAAGAATAGCATAACTAACATATTGTTAACCACCCCGGGACAAAAAATATTAAGTCCATTATTTGGGTTAGATTTAAGGCGGTATCTTTTTGAGCCTATCAGTGATTTTAGTGCATTTCAAATACAGGATGATATTACAAATAAGTTACCCGGTATGGAGCCAAGGATACAACTAACAAACGTATCAGTTCAACCTATTCCTGATGACAATGAATATTATATTACCTTACAAATAAATATACCTTCACTTAACATCTATGGGATATCAGTTAGATCTCTACTAAATAATAACGGATATTTTGTACTATAAATTATGGCAACAAACACAAATAACAAAACAAATAAATTCTTAGAATTTAATTTACCCCAAGATGCTTATGTAGCGTTTGATGCTGTAACCTTAAAGGATTATATCGTCAATAGATTAAACGATAACGAAAAGTTTACTGATCAAAATTTTGATGGAAGTAACCTCGCAGCTATTATCGATATTATTGCTTATTCCTACCATGTACTTTTATTTTATTTAAACACGACTGCATCTGAAGTAAATTTTAATCAAGCCACTCTATATGAGAACATGAATAAGATTGTCAAGCTAATTGGATATAAACCTGCCGGGAAGCAAACATCAATAGTCCCTATAAATGCTGTTGGTGCCGCGGCAATGGCTATTGGTAATTATACTATACGTAAAAATTCTTATTTTTTGGCAGATGGGATTCAATACACATTTTTAGACGATTACTCTTTTAACAAAAATACAGGAAAAAGTGAGAAACTAGCTACGTTAAACGATACTGTAGTATTATATCAAGGAACTGTTAAAGAATATCCGGATTACCGCGCTCAAGGGGAGCCATTTGAAATTCTCCCCGTGGTTGTAAAAAATATAGTAGATACCAATACTGATAGATTTATAGCTCATAATACAATTAGTGTTTATGTTAAAGAAGCAGCAAATGATACGTATTATGAGTATAACGAAATTGAAAGTTTGTATTTAACTAATTCAGTAGATAGGTCGTATGAAATAAGATTAAATGAAAACGGAAACTATGAAATAAAATTTGGAAATGGTGTGTTCGGGAAAATCTTAGCCGACGGGGATATAGTTTCAGTAAATTATTTACAGTCAGACAATAAAGCAGGGGTAATTAGTAAGAATATTATTAACGGTAATAAGTTGTTCGTGTATGATTCCGCACGAGAAAGACAGATATTTACCGACACATATGCGAATAAAGATGAAACTACATTTGTTAATATTACAAATAGTTCTCTAATAGCCTTTAATAACCCTCAAAATTCTTCCGCTTTATCTGAAGAAGAAACGGTTGATCAAATTCGACAGAATGCCCCAAAGGCTTTTTCTTCACAACTAAGATTAGTTACAGAATCTGACTATGAATCTTTTGTAACTAAAAATTTAGCTAACGTAGTTAATAGCGTAAAGGTGGTGAGTAATGACTCTTATATCAATGAATACATTCAGTACTTTTACGATATTTGCGTTGATCCAAATAAAGTTAACCGGGTAATTATTAATCAGGTTAACTTTGCTGATGCATGTGATTTTAATAATATAAATGTATTTGTAGCGCCAAGATTTACTATCACCGAAGATAAATCGTATCCTCCATTTTTAAGTAATTCCTTTAAAAATTTATTAGTTGAATCAACTAGAGAGCGAAAAATGCTATCAAATACTGTTGTTCCAAGAGACCCAATCTATATGGCGTTTGGTCTAGGCATGAGTAATTCCTCTACACCTACACTAGATATTCTTAGTAATACCAGTCTTTATGTTGTCCGCGAATCAAATAATAAAATTAACAAGACCACTATTAAAGCACGAGTTGGGAGCATAATAAAATCATTTTTTGCACCAGCAAATAATAAATTAGGACAAAACTTAGCATTAACTGAGTTATTAAGAGATATTCTTTCATTAGAAGGAGTGCGCCGTGTATATACAAGAAACGATAACGATGGAAGTACTATTGAAACTATATCCTTTCTTTCATTTAATCCGATATATGAAACAAGCGATATTACCCTTGTAAACCAAGATACAACACTCCCATACTTTAAATTCCCATATTTATATTCACCTCTAACAGTTGCTGACCTTATTAAAGTAGTAGATGAGTAATATTAGTACAGACTTTGCATTATTTGACGTACTAGATTATAAGAAGGAGGTAGTATTATCTTCCTATAATCTCCCTATAACTCCGCTTACATTTAAGGCGAGGATTCCAAATACAGAAGAGAGGGGTACCCCATTAAACGAACTTAAAGCAACATTTGAGTTCGGAGACGGTTCTTTTGGACATAATCTTACTAGTGTTCATGTATATGAATATCCCGGTAAGTATCCAGTTAAAATGATACTAAGGGACTGCAACAACAATGCTGTCCTAGCTTCTTATAGCACTGATGTAACTATAATCGACTATACTACTAACACCTTTACAGTTAAGTTGAGTACGACAAATCTCAATTTATCTGCCGGGGAATTTTCACAACCGATCACTGTATCATCTACCTCACCGTTTTATCAAGATTTTCAAGATATATTTTTTACCGTATCTGGAGCAGATTATGGAAATTTTTTCAACTTAAGTACAAATCGCTTTAATCAACTTAAGAGTTATTACTCAGTCTATAATAAACAGTACCTGCCTACTTTATCCGCAAATGAATACGTTCCTATAGAAAAAATATCCTTATCTTCTACAAACATTTATGCCAGAATAAGCAGTAATGATTCAACTTCTGTAGTTGTAAATTGTTTAAGTTCAAGTCTTTCCAGTATACATGTAGGGATGTCAGGTGACCAGATAATTTACTTTAAAACAGAAGATCAAAGAACGCCAATTAATATATCCTTTTTTAAAGATCGAAATAATATTTTTTCTAATAGTATTACAGGTTACAAAAATAATAATTACACAAATAATTTTAATATTTCATTATCCTCCAACGTCGGATCTGCTTCAGCGCAAACATTAAACGAAATTGCATTCTCTTCTAATGGTATGACCGCTGAAGGCGATGAAATAAGCTCATTTGATGTTAGCCCAGTGCAGTATAAAGGCTTAGGTATTCCATTTATTATTTCACCAAAGAACACTAATAACTACACTATGAAAGCTCTTTCTGCAGGAGGAGATACCGTGCAGTTTGCACTATTATCTAGTGATGGAAATGCTATAGATGCTTCTTATTACACAATATCTAGTTTAGGTAATTCTTTATCTACCATTGACACAACTTTCTGGTATAGAGGGCTTTTAACATTTAATGATACTCTATCTACGGCGGCGGCTGCCTTAATTTTAAGTGCGCAGTGTCTATATGAAAATATCTTTACTAGTGACCTTGCCATTCCTTTAACAGGCTCTACCACTGGGGCTATAACATTAACTTGTTACCCGAAAAATTATTATGAATTTTATAAACATAATGAGAACTTTGATTTTGAACAAACAATTAAAGATTTAAGGTTCCAGGAAATATTGATAGATAAAGATATCTTCTTTACGGACTTTATTGGTACAATATTCGGAAATGTTAGCAGCCGGTATGATGTACTAGGTAAAAAATTATACGAAAAGATTTTTAATTTTACACAAAATAATGGTGATATAGATTTATGTGATATTAACGCATTGATTAATATGTCTAATATGGTAGGTGAAGACAGTATAGTATTTGATAGATCAATTGCTCAAGAGCCTACAGCGGTTAAAAGATTTTTAGATATATTAAGTATTAACTACAACAAGTTTAGAGGTACCAAAAATAAATTTGACGAAAACTATGACCCTCAAGGCCATGGTACTAAAGAAATATATGGTAAAAATTTAGGAACAAAGATAGACGCGCTTACATATGAAGTATCAGCCGGGACGGATATCGTAGCTTACGAAAGATTTAGTGATACGTACACTAGGCTAAATACCTTCCAACCTCTCTGTGCTTTAAGTGGGCAGGCATACTCACAATCTAGTAACACTAACACATATATGCTTAGTGACTTTAGCACAGCTGTTAGTAATCAGAGTAGTGGTCCTTATTGGGGATGGGACTTAATACTACCCAGTTCATACACCATGAAGCTAATTACGGACAACTATTACAATTTCTATAGCCTTTCAGCAGGTTACGATAATACAGTACTTGGCGGTGTGATAGATTATACAACTGGCCTAACAACTGTAGATCAAATTACACCACTAAGTTCTTTAGAAGGTAGCAATAATATTTTCGATATATTCATTCGAAACTCTTTATTTAGTAGTCTATCCTTATTTTAAAGATAAATATGTTTAATGGATAACATTGTTACAGGGTTTCCAAATATTGCTCTTTCTATTACTAATCCAAATGTTAGTAATAGAGACGCATTAGATAAATTTTCACCATACTCGTTTATTCAGTTTATTCAAACGGTAACCCAAGAGTATGACCCGGATACTCTCACAGCTTTTTATGGTGTATATTTAAATAAGTGGAATAGTAAGATAAATACAAAGGAGACAGATAATAGTAATATTATTATAGATAGGTATAAAGATTTTTTAAAAGATATAACTCTTAATTTTTCCACTAATGCTGAAAAAAGATTTCTTACACAGATTGATTTTAATGACTCTTACGATTTACAGATTGCTATATCCTTCTTTAGTAAAAAGATTAGAGATATTATTTCTTATTACAAAAAGAAACGTAACCTCTTACACTATTCCGTTACAAAAGCTAAGGTCAAAGGAAGTAATCTTGGAATTGAACAAGCGGCAAAAGATATAATAATTGATTTTTTAGAAAACAGAAGTACAGCTGCATTAGATTACAATATTGATACAGTAAAAAATAATTTATCAATCTCTTTAACAGAATATTTTGATAATTTTTCACAATACTTTAATAGACCTCCAGATGCTAAAGAATATGGAAGAAACTTTACACAGTATGACCCGAGCAGTCCCCCGACAGATAATATATTTCTTACTAGCGATGAAGTACTATTACAACAAGTATTTGCTGGAGTTGGGCAAGATATTCAGGAATTAAAAGAAAGTAACCAACTATTTCAAAATAAGAGAAAACAAACAGAAAAATTTATTGGTGCAGATTTTTATTACTTAGCTTCAGACTACAAAGGGGATGCTACAATAGGTAAATTATTTGAAGCTGATAAACCTTATGGAAACTTTTTAAATCAAGATTATCCAACAACAGCTTCTGTATTTTCAGATGATATAATTAGTGAGCGTAACTTAGGATTCTTTAGACCGCATAATTCAAGCATAGTTGTAATTCAGGGGAAGAGAATAGATTATTTTACTAAAGGCACATACCCACCAAATACATTATATATTTTTCCGGATCCTAATTTATATACAAATAATCAAAACGTATTAACTTTTATTGTTGACACGTCGCGATCTGTAAATAACACAAGCAAGGGTATTGCTATAAACCAACCAAATACTGATAAAGAGGGCACCTCCTTTTTAGGATATAATTCTGAAATCGCTGAAGATAGGGATTTAAATACAGATTTATCTTACTTGTATGACGATGGCTATATCGATGATAGTAAACAAGATATATTTGGAAATATATTTGGACTAGTTAAAGATAATAATTACTATAGGAGTAATGTTGTATTCGAAGATCCGGATACAATAAAAAGCTTAGTCTTAAATGGATATCAATACTTTGATGATTTATTTGGGGAGGGATATAATTTTAATTATGCTACAGTCGATACTTCCACTTTTGCTGAAACAAAAAGATCCGGGCTGTCATCATTTACTAATAGTTTAGTTACTTTACCTTTATCTGCTTATTACATTTTTGGGCGATACTATAATCCGTATCAAGAATTAAAACTACCTTCAAACTATCATGAAGTAGATTATGGTCGCCCGGAAACATTAACAATAGACGCTGATGTAAAAGAAGCAGCATATTTTATGTTTTCGGACACTGAAACTCTCACTGATCCTACAAGCGCAACATCTTCCGGGGATTTATTAATATCAGGGTTAAGTGCCTATAAGGACAGTGCATTGCAATTTTACTATTCAGCCCTGGTTGATGCTGGCCCTGCCTTTTCAAATGAGGGTACTATATTCAGAGGGTTATGTGATCCCACTAATCCTTGGACTACGACCTTATCTGGTGATTTTTCAATTAATGTAAGGCTATCAGGTGACAACGGAGTTAAAAACTACGACGCGCAACGCTTTACAGATAACATAATCTTTAACTACACACAAGCAGAAGAAGGTTTTGATTATAAACAAGACGTATATTCTACAACATCATTTACAACAGTTCAAACGGCTAGTGAAGAATTATTTGATAGACGTACACATCTCGGTAAAATATATGTAAAAAATATAAACAAAGGGCCAGCTTACCCGGCGGTAAAGGAACTAACAGATACATTGACCTATTTACCCGGGAAGTATAATACCGCTATTTGCAACGAGCTCTCAACTGCAGTAACGGAGTTTGATATAATATACACTACGTTGTTTATTGAAACTAGTTCCTACCTTGTTACTGAAAAAACAACTTATAAAGACAACGAATTTATTTCTCCACAAACTTTTACAAACTATATAACCCTAAATACAAACTTCTTCGACAAAGTAAGCAACCGGTTGCGAGTTGGTAATAACGTATATTTTTGTAAAATGGTGCGTGATCAACTCACGTTTAAAGACAACCGGTTATATCCTCAATTGTATAAGTATACATTTGAAACCGACAAGACTGAACAAATATTCCCAACAACTGGGAACCCTGCTATTTCTTCGTCTTGTTATTTTGACTTATCTACTTATGATTCAGTTTATATTGAATGTAGTAAGCCTTACTTAACGTATAGTAGCGATAACGAACAATTTAATTTAGGGGTTTTACTAAAAGACTTAAATAAGGGGCCCTTATTAGTAAATTATTTATTTGAATATAGGGATAGTGTGAAATTTTTAGACACTACTTCATTTGCTAGCAATAATAGTAGATACACATATGACTTTACTAATAACGGAAATATAGACCTAGGCAATCTATCCTTTCCACTCTCTTCCCAAATTCCAACCATATCAGCTGTCGCTTCCCCGCTGTCCGCTACGTCACTTATTCTATGAACACTCACACACTTACCATTTCTACAGTAGAAGCTGACTTTAAGACTAAGATACTTTTAAGTACTATAAACTTGTATAATGTTACAAAAGTAACGTTAGATATTTCTAATATGTATTCAGAAATATTTCCAAATTACGTTAGTATTGATTGGGGCGATAAATCTGCAATATTAGAGCCTGATATATTAATTTATAGGGATTATAGGACTCAGTCAATCTTTCCGGAAATACAAAAGGGGGCTACGCCTGTAACGCTAAGTAACACTTATAATCATATATACTACCCCTCAAATTATGCGCTTAAAAAATCTCTAACATTTAAAATGAATATAGGGTATGTTACGGGAGACACCACACAATTAAGTGCCCCGATAGTGGTAAATTCGGAAAGCTACTATGAAAGCATTGGGGATATGGAAATTATAGGAATTGACTTGTTAAATGATGGTAATAATACTTCACGGTTTTCGTTTGTTACAGAGACCAATAACTATGTAGTTCAGCTTGATAACAAATCTTATAAAGAAAAACAGGTATAAATAATGTTATGGGTTGTTTAGTTAAATCGAGTCTGAGTGCGTTAAGTTCTATGGAGGGCTTTATATGTCCTATGGATCTAACTCTCAATCAATACTCGCAAACATTTAACGGTGATTTTAATTTAAATTTTATTTTTGCTTTATCAGGTACCCAAGATTTTAAGAATCTTAACTTTACGAATTTTTATCTTACGAATAACGTATTATTGGATAATATTACCACCCATAAACAAATTAATGTAAAGCCTGAAGCCCTTCTTACAACACTTAATTTTACAACATCTGGTAACAATTACCTACAGTATAGAAAAGCTTCTTTAAGTAGCTTTAAAGAAAATAATACAATTTACGAGGCGGTGTATTACGGTGGTACGACATTTACGGATATACTCTCAGATGGTAGTAACTTTGAAATAACCTTTGTAGATGATTTTACATGCCGGGTAAGCACTATTTATAATAACATACGCTATTACCTGGTAGTTTCAGATGATGCAGCAATAATCAATAAGCGTACCGTGTTATTTGTGGCTGAAAATCGGCTGCAGTTAACCGGATTTAATATTGAATATAATTTATTAAAATACTCTACTAACAGTTACATAAACTTATATTCTACCAAGGCCGGGGTAAAGTACATTTTATTAAATGACGGAGGGACACTTTATGCAGAACAAATAACAACAAGCTCTAAGGCTAATCAGTTTTTTATAGCAGATTCAAGCATAACAATTAATCAAGAGGTTAATTTAACAGTACCCTCTCCATATAATGCCTCCTTCGCTACATACACCAATCAAGGTACAATAGATAATAGTAAAAGTGATTTCAATTTAACATCTAACTACTTATTTTACAGCTCTAGTAATACAGCTGACCTAAATTTTAATTTCTATAATTTAAAAAATATTGTTAATACACAAGAGCAATTTACTTCCTCAAATAACCTACTCTCAACCTCAGCCACTACAATTTACGGTCAAGATTTAAGAGAGTACACTTCTATTTTTTCTGATATAGATAGTGAAAGGAATGAAGTACTGTCCCTTAACTTTGTTTATAATAATTTCGATATTGTTATAAAGCCGGGTACGACGTATTTTACCACGCCTTCTTCAATGGTACCATTTACCAAACTTAACATAAATGATACAAAATTTACAAAATGTGGTTCATTTTCCTTTAAAAGGCCGGATTTAGCTGATAGAGTTTATAGATTAGATGATAATACTCCAAAAGATCAAAATGTCACTTATCTTTGTACATGGCTATCCGGAGCAATAGGCCAGGAAGGAATATGGGTAGATAGATATTTTTACCCTGACTTAGCTTCTAAGGAAGCCGCTCTAGCTGCATCCCCGGTTTACAACGTAACGTATGAGGGAGCAGTAGAGAACCTTATTATGACTAACTCGAGTTTAAAGACTTCAGTAACCGATAGGTTGTATTTTGATAAAAAGAGCGATTTAGTATTTGAACCTAACAGGCGGTATAAGTATGTTAGAGTTTCTGAAGACGATTTTATAAGAAAATCACCAACAAATTTTTGCGAAACGGCGCGGATAAACAATAGGGTAAATAATTACTTTAAAACAATTAACGAAAACGGTGGGTTTGGACTTGGCTTTACCTTACAAAATAATACTGGTAACTTTAGTATCAGATCCGGAAGTAACGATATAGACGGGGGTATAAATTTTTATAAATATGGGAACGAAATAGTCTTTGCATTTGTATTATTTGATAATAGTACAGAGGGTAAAAGTATACCAGAGCGGCTTGCTATAAATACCTTTAGGCACACATTTAAAGTTGATGAATTTGAAAAGACCAACATATTTTTATCCTTTAATGCAATAGAGGGTGTTTGTAATCTGTATTTAAATTCTAACGTAATATATTCTTTTAATGTAAATGCGTATCAGCTGTATACTAAGCGGATTTTATTTGGAGATATATTTTTACATTGGACTGACTGGCAGGGCGATGCCGGCGTCCCACATAAAAAAGAAATATTGTATAATGCCGCTACAACAAACTTGTTTATAGATAACCTGTATCTTACTCTTGAACCATTAGAAAAATACCAAGAACTAGCAGTTATTTTTAGCACTAATATAGACAGTATTCAAAACCTATCCATTTCTCTTCCATGTGGAATGAGAAATCTAACCGATACAATTCAAACCGTTAATTCTATTAATACCAACCTAAAAAATAAGAGCAATGTAGTTGATATTAATATTAAAAATTTAAATATTAAAGACTCTAGTATAACTAATGAAGTTAAAAATATTTTAACAACAAACATCATTAATTCTCTGCCTAAGGCTGCGGTAATTAATGATATTAACTTTATAGATTACAAATGATAGACTATTTTAAATACACTAATGGCGGTTCCTTTACTTTAAGCGGTAGTAGCTACATAGGGCTATTTAATGTATTATCCGGAGTTGCATATTCCGGTAAATCATACACTTCATCATCTGGTGTATTAAGCTCAACTGATACCTTTTTATCAAATTGTTTTTTGGAGCGATTTGAATTTGATAGAACTACATCCCCTGTCGATAAATCAATTATAAAGCAACCTTTAATATCACCAAGAAGTGTTATTAACCAGTCATTTATTAATACAAATTTAGGGCGTTTAAATTTAAATAACTTACATCTTTACGCATTAAATATTACCTCGAACACAGATATTTTAGACTTTGTTAATACAACAAAGAACGGGGATAGCTACTTTTTGGGATTATCGAGTAGTGAAAAAGATTTAAGAAACGATGATACCACACTCGCTAAAGATAACTTATACCCAATACAAATAGACCCGTTTAGTTTTATCGCGGAGGATAAGGTTCCTGGGGTTAATGTACTAGATGACACTACTGATAGTACTTTATTTGTATATGATGATGAATCATACTTCTATTTTATAACCACGCCAACAACCTCCTATACGTTCTCCGGAAGCTTTGTACAAAATGGCGGATTAGTTCGCATTGACGAGGGTGCATTTGAGGGAAATTCAAAATTTACTTATGATAATAATACAGATGTATTATATAGCTTAGTCGGTCGGCAGTTAAAACTATATGACAACAGCTTTATTAACCCCTGCAGGGTTTTTAAATTAGTTGATCAAATTAGTTTACCTGAAATAGTAATTGATGAAAAAGTTGAAATAGGAAATCAGTTAATAGGGTATAGGTACGAAGCATTCGACGAGGAAAAAATTAGAAGGACCTATATTAAGATATTAAATAAATACTCTTTAAATCCTATTGACGTTATTCAGTTACAAGATAGCGAAGAAGAAATATTAGCCTTTGACATAAGAGATACGGATGATAGTATACTAGTATTAACCAGTTATATTCAATCGCCGGATTTTACGTTTAATGTTTATCACATTGATGTAGATAAACTTGGCCTATCTGCGGATGGATATACTTTAAACAATCCGAAAAAAATTAACCGGTATAAGCCGTCATATGAGTTTAATGCCCCGAAGTCGGCTGGTCGGTTTAATATATTTTTCTCAGCCAATGATTCAAATATTTTTACTTTATATGATGAGGG